AATAGAGTGCCCCGTCTGTCAGGTCTGGAATCCAGTCTTTGGTCAGAAGGAGCCATTCTGAGAGCCTCAGTGCTTTCTCGTAGGCCTTCGGTTCCCTGGGAACGTCTGACCTCCCATCACAGTAGAAACTGAACTGGCACCTGTCCTTAACGGGGAGGCCTTTGACGTGCCTGCCCTCCTTAACCACTCCACAGACGGAGCCTGGGAAGCGAGGATGCTGGGTCCGGTTGAGGATTGTCTGGCCGACTGCAATCTGCCCTGCCGTGCTTTCACTTTTGCTCTCCCAATATATTGCTGTGGCCATGCACTCCAGAGAGTCCGAATCCACCAAGGATCTGACTGCCTGAAGAGAGGTCAAACTGATGAAGAGCAGAATCCCTGCTGATGTGATTAGTTTGGTAAATATAAGCCATTTAATTGTTACAGTTTAATGCCTTTAATTGATCCGTTGTAGAGCAGGAATCCGCTTGATTAGTAATGTCCCGAAGTCTGTTTTTTTCTGCCACTATTTCAGAAGTATCTTCACCTGCTTCTTGTGCCTGCAAAAACAAAATATCCTGTGCTTCTAACAGAGGTTTTCTTTCCTGCCTTAATCTTTCTTTGGTGATATTTTTAGCTTTTTCTATGTTGATCGTGATCATGTTTCCTCTGGTGGAGAATAGTCAGGATGTTGTGGATCACTTAAAAACATATGATGCTCACCACCTACCCCATCGTTTAAATCTGATTCGTTCACTTCCCACGCACCCATAAATGTAAGATCGTCTGGTAGATCATCAGTTGTGATGATTTTATAGGGTCTCCCGTGCGGGACATCTTTTTCAGCAATTTCTTGAATTGTGTGTTCCAAAAGACAATTTTCAGATGGAATTAGAAATGTAATTGTGCCATCTGTGTCTGTATAAAGAATTCTTCTTTTTTCCATTTTATCTCACTACTTGAGCGCAAATAATTCCAGGGTTTATAAGGTCACTTGCTGTATTAAAGGCGTAAACTTTAAATAAAGACGTTGAAAGGGCTGTACTTTTTTCTAACACAATAGTCCCATCGGAACTACCATCACCGCTTTGTCGTTGCATTGTCAGGTTTACCGAATAATCATCATTAGGCATGGTAGGGGAAAAATTAAACGTGTAAAGTTGACCACTAACGCCAACGCTTGAAAATCCAGCATCTGCGTTAATCGTGCCTGATCCTGCAACATTAACCCAAGCCCTAACAGCATAGATGCCAGGATTGCCAGAGGCATTAAGTGCGGTTTTTACTGCTGGAAGATTTGCTGAAGCCGTTGCGCTTGTGCCGATTTCTCCGTTAAATGATGCGTTTGGTGTGGTTATGGAGTCCCCTGCAAGCCGTAAAGTCTCCTTTGAAGTTCCTGCCCCGTAAGTAAAAAAACGGATCTGTGAATCTTCTGAACCATCAGAGACATCAGTCAGTTCTGTGTAAATAATTCCATAATCGATGTCCTCTGCTGCATCATTTTTCCCCCGTATATCGATTCTTGCCAAAAGATCATTATCGGCTGGACTAGCAGAATTCCTGTATAAAACTAAATCTGGAGCAGAAGCAGCCCCGGTATTAGTGTTTTCAATAAGCACCTGATCAGTATCATCATCCCCCTTTATATGTAACTGATTCTCAGGTGCTGCGGTTCCCAACCCAACCCTGTTGTTTGAGGCATCAATTGAAAGCGTGTTAGAATCAATGTTAAGAGCATCAACTGCGTTGTTTAGCGTAACATCAACTGTTTGAGCGGAGAGGTCTATGGTTCCACAATTAACATCAACTTGGCCACTTGTATCAAACTCAATACGTTTTGTCCCATTAGTTGAAATTTCTAAATTGCCAACTGAATTTACGTCCAGACCATCATTCCCATTATTTAATCGAACATTTCCGTATTGGGTTGATCCTGATCCATTATAAAATGATAAGAATTCTGCATCCCCACCTGAATTTTGAATTTTCACTGAAGGGTTTGCGACATCATTACTGCTATGGGTAATTTGAGCAGAACTTGAAATCACAGTTTTTCCAGTTCCTTTTGCAGTTACATTCAGGTCAATGTTGGTGTCATCCCCCTTGGCCTCAATGGTAGGTCCGTTCCCGGTGGCAGCATTGGTGATCCCGATGTGGTTGACCGCAGACCCGGTGGCCGTGAAGTCGATTAGTTCATTCTCGTTCGCATCTGCAATCTGGTCAGAGAGGGCATTGACTGCCGAGACGATCTCATCGAGGTCCGTATTGATATAGTTTCCCCATTGATTATTGTCACCTCCATCCTGAGGCTTCTGGAGAGTCTTTGAGGATCCTGCGGTTGCAGAATAGGTGTAAAAGGGATTGGTATTCGTAGCCATTTTATCGGTAGTAAATCGGGTTACTCACGGGGCCTGAGAAGTATGGCCTTTTGATGCTCATATTGAGTGCCGTGCCTGGGTTCTCACCTCTCTCGTCATAGATCACCAGTTGCTGCATCCTCTCCTCTGTGAGTGCCTTCCACACGGCAATCCTGGGGTCATCGATCAGATAGGGTGCAGAGTGAACCAGAGAGCCGTAGAGATAGAGATCCGGGTGACTGGTCAGGAGGAAGTTAGTGGTGTTGGAATCGGAGAGTGCAGGAATCTTTTTGTAGTAGGTGATTTCCACTGAGTAATCCCCGTCTGGCACCGGGCCCAGTTCCAACTCAAATCCGATCAACCCGTAGCAGATAGGCCTCCCGGTGGCCCCTGCTCTTTGGAATCTGAACTCATCCATAGCCTGGGGGGTCTTAAACTCCAGAACAATCGGTCCCCCTGAGGTTGGTTCCAGGGTGATGTTCTTCAGTTCCAGATAGTCGGTGAGATCACTGGAAAGGTCGGTATATTGGGAATTCACTGTGATGGTGGATCTGGTCACCATCGACCTCACCCGGAGCCTTCGGTTGAACTCTGCCTCTGCCAACTCGATGAACTTCTCAATGACAGTGGACCCGTCTGACTGGTCTGTGGCCAGGTCAGATCGGTTCAGGAAATCACCAATTGAGGCCTTTAGATTTGCATAGTTTGATATGGCCATCAGGCTGCCTTTTTAGCAGGTGCTTTGTATTCCTCCATCCGGGCCTTGAGCTTTTTGATCAAAGGCTCGAACTCATTATCCTTCCATTTGATATAGGCCTGGCCTTCGTTCTCTCCGACCTTCCGATCTTTCAGTTGCCAGTCTCCCCATCCATCTCCGAAGTATTTGAGAGTGCCCAGTTCAGTCCCTATGTCGTACCAGGCATTGCTCCAAAACCACTTATTCTCCAGGAATAGGGATCCGACATGCTTGACCAGTTCCCCTCCAATGCAGGGATGGGTCGGGAGTTTTTCGTCGAATACCCGATCAGGTCCATAGAAAACGTCCCAAGGTCCACATCTCTGGGCCATTCTTTTCGCCCAGTCTAATCCAGGAACAAAATCATCTGTGGTGATCATGTAATGCTTCAGGCCTGGATAGAGGGCCACCACATCAAGATTGTCGGTTGTTTCCCACCCTTGCGGTGCATCGATTTTCTTGTTGGTGATAGCCACTCCATTCCAGTAGTGGGACCGCATGTTGTTCTCTGCCTGCTTCGTATCTTCCACAGGCATGAAGATCATCGATTCCTTAGGATTAGGATCCTCTATGGTCACCGGGTGATGATACTTTTTGTCCTGCTCAATATAGTGATCCTCAAAGGTCAAAGCGTGGTCCATGGAATATGCGAGGTCTCCCATGTGCTTGACTGATTTAGATACATCATGGTCGATGTAAATGGGCAGACCTGCTTCCTTGATCTTCCTGCAAAAATAGACATCCTCACCAATGGATCCCGGCACGTTATTGGGATCAGGCATGAAGGCAAACCAGGGCAGGTCCATCTTCTCATGATCAAACAGTCTCATATCGATCATCATGACCGCACAACCAACCTGATCCACTTCCTCAAGGCCTGTGGATTCTTCTCTGGAATAGATGTAACGCTTGTCCTTGGCGTAGGCAGTAGGGTAGGTCGGAAATCTCCTCCTGACACAATTGGCTGCTACCACTGGCACGTTATGCTTCAGAAATGCCTGGATAGTGTCCCAAGGGACAATCATATCGGAGTCTATAAAAAGCATGTGAGTGGCTCCCCATCCATGAGCCTGGGCCACCAAACGATGTCTGGAGTCTGGCAGAATCGAACTGCAAACCCCGAAGACTCTCACCTCCTTGGTGCCTCCTCCATATTCTGCCTGATCGAAGCAGGAAACCATGTTGGTGATGCATTCCGCCGTGTGAGCGTTCCAGGTTCCTGTCGAGGGAACACAAACGGCTATTTTCAGATTCCAAACTGCTCTTTTCAGATTCTTCCGGGCCATGTCCTAAACATTTTGTTGTCGGGGTTGTTAGCCCACTCTTTCCATTTCTTCTTGTCATGCACCCACCCCTCTCGATAGGCCTGATTCCACACTGCTTCTGGGATATAGGCCACATGTCTCAAGTCTTTGGAGGGTGTTATCTCGGAGGCCTGCTTTGCTGCCTCAATGATGTAGTCAACATGCTGAGTCTCCGAGATAATGTGATCCCCTTCAGGAGTCACATGGAACCCCTCCGCTTTTGCGGAGGAGGCATTCCATTCTAAAAGCCGATCTAAACTCATCAGCTAGTCACAAGGTCGGCTGCAACCCCGTGGGCTGCTTCGTTCCTCATCACCAGAGTGTACTCAACACTGAGCATTCTCTTCTCGGCATCCCCGGTCTTGGCCAGTTCCACCAAAGAGAAATCTCTCAAGAAGCCAATGGCTGCATATTCAGGGTCGAGAACGAAAGCAGAACGCTCCCGGCTGAATCGGTTGGGGATTACGGAAAGATCACCGAAATCGGAGGCATACAAGGAGGCTGCTCCCTGAATGTTTCCAACCTGGACAATCTCACGAGCAGAGGATCTTCCGGTGAATCCAGAAACTCTCTGCTTGTTGACAGGGCCGACCATTAAAATTGAGGGGTCACCTCCGCTGGAATAAACCTTCTGAATAACATCCTTGAGGATGCCCTCAGTAAAGGTTCGCAGATCACTTGCACCAGCATCCCCTGCGGTTGCAGTGGTGGCAGTTGACGGATCCGTCCCGGTGGTGGTTCCAGTTCCTCTGGAGGTGTTGGTTCTGAGCCATCCCTCAAGAGCTTTCATCTTCCGGGCACCTGTGAGAACAGGAGTCTGGTTCTGGGTGACGATGAATTCCATGTCACGCTTCAACTCTTTCGAGTTCTTCGCAACCTGGTAGGCCACTTCAGAGGTTCGTCCTGCCTTGTTGACCACGTTTTGCGTTTCACTGACGATCACATCCTTCATGCTGATCTGGCAGATGTTGGATTCTCGTGTGGTCGGGGTGACTGCCGTGAAACTGCTCACGTCAAATCCCTCGTTATGAGCATTTGATGCTGCTGCTGCGAGGGTGTCAGTCTGCCATTCATGAGTGACTGCCTCGACGTTTTCACGTCCGATGGCACTCATAAAAGGAGTATCAAATGGGGCAATCGAGTAGATCGCATTTTGGAGATCCTCACGATTTCCAACCGCATCCGATGTGATAAAAGTGTTAGTAATAGCTGCCATTTCGGCCTCCTTTACGTTCCTAAGATTTGTTCAAATACAGCTTGGGCATCTTTGATGTGCCCAGTCTGAGCCAATCGCTTCATTGCTTTGCCTTTCCGCAGTTGCTGGGGTTCCCCCGGAGTTGGTGTCCCAGGTGCCAAGGACTTGCCTTGGGGTGCCTGTTTCACTTTCCCCCTTTTGGTCTGAAGTTGGTTGTATCGCATGGCATCCCGGAGAACCTGAACTGCCCTCGAATCGTAAATCTGAGCCAGTTCGTTTTCCGTGAAACCCATCGACAAACCAAAACGACGAATCTCCGCCTTTTCCTTGGTCGCAGTTTCCTCGTTCTGCCATTCAGGGATCCTTTCCTTTAATGCAACCTGCTGCTGGTTGAGTGCTTCCTGCATCTGCTGTTGCTTTTGGGCCATAGCCTGTTGCTGAAGGTGCTGGTGCTTGGCACTCTCTGCCTGGAAATCCTCCATTTTCTGCCGATAGAGTTCTGTCTGCCTCATGGCCTCAATGGGATCTTCATCCCAAAGTTTCGCATCAGGCCTGACAGGTGGCTCCATGGCCGGCATAGGGGACTGCAAAGCGTTCTGATAGTCGTTGATTAAAGCCTGGAGGTTCTGACGATCTGCCTCCAATGCCTTTCTCTCTTCGGCTATCTGCATGGTTTTTTGGGTATAATCGGACTGTCTGGAATATCCTGCTTTCAACTCATCAAGGGTGACTGGAACCTCCTGACCATTGACTTTAATGTTGAAAGTCTCTGCCTGGGGTTCTGGTTCCTCTAGGGCCTCGGCCTGGTACTCCTCTTCGATTTCCCCGGAGTCCTCTGCCTCAAATGAGGCTTCGGGCTCCTGGCCTTGTGGTTCTTCCTGGATGGGTTGTTCCTCTGGTGGAGGATTCCCGGCCAGTAATGCCTCAAAGGCTGCTATATTGTTTCCGGAAGGTCCCGATGGGTTGCCTTCGACTGGTGTAATCTCACTCATTTATTTTTATCTTTGTCCTTTTTGGCCTTGATGCCGTCTTGCACCATGGTCCTGATTTCGTTTTCAATCATGTCAATGGCCTTCAGTTGAGACCATAACTGCTCCCGGTGTTGGACATCGGAATCTTTACTGTTCAGCCACTTGCCGTTCAGGTCCTCCTTAATCTGATCCATGGCATCATGAATCACCTGGGGGAGTTCTCCTGCTGCCTTCCCTGTGGCAATGATTTCGTCCTGTGTTTTTTGTTTTTTGCTAGGCATCGGTCTTTCTCATCCTTTCTCGTTCAATGGCAGCCCTGATGGCTGCAACATCGATGCTGGTGTTGTAACGTGATTCCAGTTCTGCAACTTTAAGCTGCATCTCTGCTTCCATCTTGTCCCGATCTCGATCATCCTTGAGGAGCATCTCCTCACGTTCCTGCTGAAGTCGGGCTGCTTCAATCTGCATCTGGGCCTGAATCTGCTGGGCCTGAACCTGGGCCAAGACCTGTTCTGGTGTGGGCTCCTCTTCCTCCATTTGTTCTGCCTGAGGATTGTAATTCGGGTTGCCCACATAATTTTGAACATCCTTGAACCCGGAGAGTTCCACAATCTTCCTCAGGGTGTTCATGTACTGCTCGAACCCGACGATGGGATTGTTGGGTCCTTGTTCCTTCAGGATCTCCTCCTGCTTGGCAGAGAACATCTGGAGGGTTGCCACCCGTTCCTGATCGGATCCTGCACCCAGGGCAACATTCACCTCGACATCGAAGTGGGAGTTCCAGGTCCTCGGATCCATCTGCACAAAGTCTCCTGAGAGTCTGACCATCCGGGGCCTGTCCTGGTGTCGCATGATCAACCTCTGGACCCGGTGGAAAATCTTTTTCATGGTCTCAGCAAAATTCCTGCTCACTAAATCCAGTTGCATCTGGGCAGCATTGATCTGGGCTGAGATTGCGACTGCCGTGGTGCTTTGCATGTGTTCTGGGTTAAGTCCTGCCGAGGAACGATTCATCCCGGTACGGGATTCCTTGATCTCGTCCATGTATGCCAGAATCGGTGCAGCATTCTGCCCGACAAAAGGCAGGGTCAGTTGCTGGACGGCACCAGGGGATCTCTGTCGGATGATGGATCCCATCTCCGTTGAAAGTGCATCATCGATGTTCACCTGTCCATCCACGATGGCCAGTCTGGGGAAAATAGAGAGTGCCAAGGAATCAAGCATATTCCTGAGAACATGGGACTTAATGTTCTGAACGTCCCTGGTCAGATCAAATACCGACTGACCTCTCCATCGATGGGCCTCA